CTATTCAGAGAGAGGGAGTGGACTATGAGTTCGACATCTTTGCGACAATGGACGGCCAAAACAACATGACTATAGAGAAGTCGAGATGCCCTGAGTTAAGCGGTGAAATATTTGCCCACCCCGGTGAAGAGGTATCCTCTATCATTAAACGATGGCTAGACGGAGAGAGCCAAGGCTCACCAAAACTTGAGGAAGCCTCCGTACCTATGCCTACATTGCCACCAAAAGAAGCTCCGGTTCCTATGCCCACATCTCCCCCAAAATCTAATTTACCGGACAAAGCAGTGAATAGTCTGAGTAAGTTGTTTGCTGGCAAGGAGGAAATGGTTGTTAAGTTCCTTAAAATTAAGGGCCAAATCAAAGATGGCGAAAGCTGGCAGAACATGACACCTGAGTACGCCTCTAAAATTATTGCTACCCCATCTGCATTCCTTTCTTCGGTAGTCGCCACATGCAAGGGATAAGTAAATGGCAGAAGAAAAAGTATCGAAGCCTCTTGAGCAAGAGGCCGACGAAAGAGGAGGCAAGCCAAGCGCTTCGGGCATATTCCGAATCGCGCTTTGTCCGGGTTCATTCCAAATGGAAAGCCAAGCAGCGCCACAACCCAGTAGTGCTATAGCAGAACGGGGTACTCGCATTCATGCTTACATGGAGGGCGATGACGTTGATCTTTCAGAAGAGGAACAGTCAGTCGCTAACGAGCTTAAAGACTTTGACTCACTTATCTTGCATGATTGTGAGAAATTAATAAGAGAGGTTCGCATGTGGTATGTCTGGGAAGATGGAGAAAAACTTTTCTCAGGAAAGCTAGATGTGGGAGGGATTGACAAACTTACTGGCGAATCGGTTGTCATTAATTACAAGACAGGCATGGGTCAGGAGGATGCTGCAAATAATTGGCAAGCAATGGCAGAGAGCGTCTTGTTCCATGACCACTACAATCCGGGGAAGCCTGTACGTTACTGCTTTGTTCAGCCTGAGTCACCTTATGGTAAAATGGTTTGCCATGTTTTCACGCTAGTTGAACTTGCCGCCGCCCGTAGGAAGTTACTAAAAGCAATCAGCCTAAGTAACAGCAGCAACGCTAAGCTATACCCTAGTGAGAAAGCGTGTAAGTGGTGCGATGCAGTTTCGTTTTGCAAGGCCGCAAGCTGGACAGTTGACAACGCCCTTGGTGATGACGCAGGGCCGTTGGCCGACCTTGAGGCTCCAGACAGGGCAAACATTCTTGCCACATTAAAAGAAGCTAAAGAAAAAGCCGTAGCTGCATACGACTCACGGGCTGAGGAAGCTAGGCAGTTATTGGCAGAGGACTCCACCTCAATAACGGGATGGAAAATCCGCAGTGGCCGAACCATTAGTCGTGTGTCTAGTATGGAAAAAGCTTTTGCTGTTGCCAGAGAAGCTGGCGTAAGCACTGAAGAGTTTTTGAAAGCATGCAGCGTCACGACAGGCAGATTCAAAAAGCTTGTCGGTGATCGCGGCGCGGTAAGCGATGTCCTACTGAAGCCCGGACACGAAGACGTTATATCCACAACTCAATCCAAGCCTAGCCTCATGCTGTCATAATGCCTCACGACTACCCCACTGTATCACTAGAATCTGGACTCGTAGAACTGGCTAACAAAAAAGCCGAAGAGCTTGTTGACCACTTCATGCCTAAAATTATTCGGCGCAACAAAACAGGGTCAACAATACCAGAGCAGACAGTGGAAGATCGCGTTCGCAGACTTTATTATGACCAGCTTACCGGGCAACTTTCACAACTGGGAATTACTATTTACATGACCGGAACAGATCAGATGTACCGGATACAGAGGTGGCATTGCATGAAGAACCCGGATAAAGGAGATGATGGCTACGATATTCCCGGCTTGAGAATGGATGTTAAAGGTACTCGGATTCGGAAGGGTAAAGACCCGCGAGAGTATTCATTGGTAATTAGGCCAAGGGAGCGCAAAGACGATTGGACATACGCATTAGTTCTTGTTGAGCTATTAGATGATACTGCTCTTTGCCACATCATGGGGTGGGCTACTGACGTAGAGCTAGAGGGTAACGTCGCTCCCTCTGGAATATTTAAGGGAGCGCATGTCCTGAGTTACGACAGGCTTCACCCGCTACCTAAATTGATTTGGGATTTATGAGTATCAACTCGCGACAAAAAGGGGCTAGGTCAGAACGTGAATTTGCATCCATGCTGAAAGATGCTGGATGGGATACATGCACAATGAGAGGATGCCAGAATGCTGGGCGTGATGCTGGAGGCACGGCTGCACCTGACATTATATGTGAAGACCTAAGCGCCTTTCATTTTGAAGTTAAGAATAGGCAGAAAGGCTCAACGAGAGATGGGTATGAACAGGCGGCGAGAGACGCAAAGCCCGGACAAATGCCAGTGTATGGGTTTAAGAAGAACAACGCGCCTTGGTTAGTGTGCCTGAGCTTCGATGACTTTATGAAACTAACCAGAGAACTAGACGAAGACATTAGAAAACATGACGGAAACATTACCGAGTAGCGAGGACATGGAGAAAGCCTTGTTGGGTTGCATGATACTGGAGCCTGACGAAGTAGTTCCTACGATTATAAGTAGCCATAAAAACATTGCTGAATATTTCTTGTCCATTAGGACAAAGATTGTGTTCAACACGATGATGGAATTGCTCAGCGCTGGAAGGGCAATTGATGAGAACACTTTGATTGATGCTCTTAAAAAGAAAGATAAGCTGGATGAGATAGGCGGTGTTCTATTTGTATGCTCATTGGCCGACCAAAGCCCTTCGGCTAAGAATCACTCCTACTACGCTGACATATTGCGAGATTATCATGTAAGGAGGAGCCTAATAATAATGAGCAAGGACGCTTTGTATGATGCACAAAAAGCCCAGAGTGCAGAGGTAGCGCTGGAGAACGCTCAGAAAAAAGTTATGAGCATAGCGCAAGACCAAGCACAAAAAGGTGAGCGGCCTACCTCTGTAATGGTGACGGACTATCTTCAGAAACTACAGGACAGTATTGATAATCCTCAAGAAGCTTACGGCTTGATGACTGGATGGACTGACATTGACAACACGGTCAAAGGTTTGCAGCCATCTAATATTGTAGTGATAGCGGCAAGGCCAAGCGTCGGTAAGACATCTCTCGCTATGAATGTGGCCAGACATGTCGCGGTAGACCAAAGAAAACCAGTCGGTGTTTTTAGTTTAGAGATGAGTGCTGACGCTCTAATCCAGCGAATGATTCACACTCAAGCTCGTTGCCCTAAGGATGATTGGGCTGGGCGGATTGACGACCTAAGTAAAGCTGCGTCGGACATTGCCAACGCACCGCTCCACATTGATGACCGATCTGGTTTATCAGTGCAGCAAATAGCAGCATCGGCTCGCCGCATGATGTCTCAACATTCTATTGAGCTACTGGTAGTGGATTACCTACAGTTAATAAGAAGCACAAAGACTAAGGGAACTAGGAACGATGAGGTCACTGAGATCAGCAGCGGATGTAAAGCACTAGCCAAGGACTTGGGCATCCCGATATTACTCCTAAGTCAGATCAATCGCTCCGCTGAGATTGCTGAAAGAAAGCCAAGGTGTTCAGACTTGCGGGACTCTGGTTCAATTGAACAAGACGCAGATCAAATATGGTTTATCTACAAAGACCCCGAACACAAGCCAGACGAAAACGCAGAAGGAATTCCTGTCTGGATATCGATAGATAAAAACAGAGACGGGATTAGTGGGGTCAGGTTCCCGTTTGTGTTTTTCAAAAACTACACAAGGTTTGAAACAGGGGTACTATGATAGCCTACGTTCTAGTAGCTGGGGGGTTGTTTTTTCTTTTCTTTGTTATCGCTGTATTGATTAGCGACAAGCCGTAGGTTGTGTCAATGTTCATTAACATTTGCATTGTTAGTGTGTTTTATTTTATAGTTGTTAAGGACTTTAACTGAATGAGTACAGAAGTTACAAAGGAAGAGGGGACAATGACAGTCCCGTTGTTTACGAATACAAGCAAAGCCGCCAAGATTTTAGGTGTAAGCAAGGCTTATGTCTCTGCACTAAAGAAAGCGGCTGATATCGGAGGGGCAAGAGTATTTAGATTTCAAATACTTGTGGACTATTTAGACAATAACCCAGACTTCCGGGTGAGCAGTGTCTATCCACGAAAGTCTGAGTCAGATGGGGAAAAGCTCTCTTAATTTTGTAAAGTATTTCGACAGACTCCCGCCATACCTCTGCCGAGTTCTTGCCCGGAAGGGAGGGATGGCCCTAACCAATCAAGACATATCTGTTGTAAGCGGATTAACCGTCAAAAGAGTTGGTGAAATTTCAAAGCTTAGAAGCTGGGGGTCTGTCCCACTCGCTCAAATAAACGCATTCGCAAGAGCATGCGGGGTTGATCTTATAAATCAATCAAGCGTAAGGAAGTACCTAAAGCGTGGCCCAAAGATGGCCCATGTTGAAAGAGCCAAGAACAAGTCATACCTAATTAGACTTATGGGTATGTGAATATCTGGGCCAGTTATTATGAAAAAGAAAAAGACAAAAAACCTACCACAGTTAATCAACGAGTATCTGTCTTACAAGATGGTTACTAAATCAAGCAACACAATAGCCAACATTGAGATAACACTTCTGCACTATGCCCAGTTCTGCTTGGACAGGAAGCTCCACCCATTAAAGGAAGACACTGTATTCAAGTGGGTATCGAACCTTAGGTTTGGGGGCAAGAAACGTAAGGGCAACACGATCAACAACTACATATCTAGGCTAAAGACATTCTTCACCTATCTTGTGAACGCTGATTACATCGTCACCAACCCGGCAAAGTTAGTGGACTCGCTGCCTCCAGAACACAAAGAGATTGTTGGCTTCAACCAAGCAGACGCAAAGATATTAATTGATACGGCTGGTAAACACAGGCACAGCAACTACTGGGTTCCTATGATACTTCTTGGGTGGCACTACGGTATGAGGATATCTGACTGCGCCCATATGAAACACAGTGAGATAGACATGAACCACAGGCAGATCGTATTCTTACCAAAGAAGCAAAGGCGTAGGTACATAAGGCTACCTCTACACGCAGATGTTTATGATGCGTTTAATAACGCCTCTTTGGGAAGGGGTGAATACTTGTTCCCAGATGCTGTAAGGAAGTACGAGGTTAAGACTCTAAGCTCTGAGTTTAAAACAATTGTTAAGTCGGCAAACCTACCGAACGGGTACACATTCCACTGCTTGCGTCACGGTGCGGCAACTAACATGTTGAAGATGGGAATCAGAATGACAACCATAACTGAGATAATCGGATGGTCTAGCCCCACAATGCTATACAAGTACATGGATGCAGACCAAGAAGAGATGGACAAGGTTCTTGGTATGGAATCTATTTCAGTTTAACGAGGTAGCCTTGGCTTAACGCTTCTGGTTTGGACTCTCCTTGAAGAAGCTCTTCCGCTTGGGGCGATGAAAGTTTTTGTTTTCCCGCCGCTCCTGTAAACACTTCCTCCTCCAATGTCTCTCAAGCCTCGCTCCCAGTCGTCCAGCAACTCTTTAACGAACTTCAAAGAATCCGGGTCGTTGGTGCTTAGCTGCTCATAGAAAGCCCGTCTAGTTGGGGAGCTTTTCCAAGCCCCGCGAATAGGACTCAAGCCCCTGAGGGCAGATCGTATTTGCCTTCTAG